TTCAAGAAGTTGAAAAGAGAAAAGCCCGCGAGGGCGGGCGGGAGGGGGTGAAGGTATGCGGCTTCGTGAGAGGTGGGCGGCATTTTTGCGGTTTGGGGATGAGCATTATACCGCGTGTATGATCTTGAATTTAATCATCATCTCTGTGGCGGTTGTGTGTACGGCGATTAACGCAAGAGTGCTAATAGGCCGGTGAGGGGGTGAGGGTATGCTGTTCGATGTGGAAAAGGCACGGGATGAAGAGTGGTGGGAACATGAAAAAAAGTTCTGGGAGAATGAACGGAAGATGGATCAATATATGGTTGCCTTTTTTGTGGTCGCCTATATCATCTTAGGCTTATGTATATTTGCAATATCGCTAATCCTATACCGATTATTGTTCCAATGATGGCAGCGATGGCAGAGCAACGGGCATAGCAAGCGGATTTTTTGGCGAGGGCTATGTTTTTCGCGGCGAGTTTGCGAAAGTATTCTTTTTCATTGGCTTCACTGAGGAGATTTTTGCCTAAGTCGGTGAGGGTGAAGCGGTCGTCAGGCTGGAAGGTGTATTCTTCGTCCCGGGAGCGGCTGCGGGGATTGATTTCTTGTAGGAGGCGGTCTTCTGCTGGGAGGCAAAAGGTGGCGAAGTAGAGGTCGCTGTGGTCGATATCAGGGAGGGCTTTTTGGATATCGGCGTAGGTGTCGGTGCCGGAGGCGATGAGGCGAAGGAGTTTTTGGGCAGTACGAGTGTCCATAACGGATCTTCCTTTCTGTAGATAGAAAAGCCCGCGGGGCGGGCGAGAGGAGGTGAGGGCGTGCGGGTCGATGTGGATCGCTTGCGGCGGACGCTGAGATATCATGGGGTGACCAACGAAGGAGCCGGGAAGATGTTAGGCGTGACGCGGGATAGTTTTCAACGGCGGTTACGCGATGCGAGTTTTCGGGTCCATGAGGTTCATGTACTCATGGAGGCGATTCCTTTGACAGATGATGAGGTATGGCAGATTTTCTTTGCAAAATAAAAAGACAGGATGCGGCTACATCCTATCTTTTCTAAGGGGTTACGTCATTTCTTGTTTCCGTGCGAGGGACGTTGAGCAAGGGCGCTTCCGGCGGCTGTCTTGGAGGCCGATCCGGTACGGCCATCACGCAGTACTTTGGAGGCCGCGCTGGCCGCTTTAGCAGAAGTAACTTTGCTGCTATTCGATTTTGCCATAAAATTCACCTCCTATGTCCTATATTTGTATTGATTATAGCATATTTAGTATTGAAGAACAATACATATACTAAATATAGGGCATGGGCGGCGTAAGAAAAGCCCGCCGAGGGGGCGGGCGAGAGGGGGGTGAGGGGTGTGGGGATGCCATATACCGGCGCACCTGAGCATATAGAAAAGTCCGTCAAAACCGTGCTGGAGGAATTGAACGGACTTTCCTATGAGGATGCGAAAACGATTTTAGGTCTCGTGGAGCTAACTTTGACGGTGGTTTCAATGGTCAATTTTCCGAACGAAGCCGAGAAAGTATCTGCTGATACACTTTGATGTAAATATTGGCGTACGCGATCGCCGGGGAAGATTCGTTGAGTTCCTTCGATTTTCGCACATATTCAACGGCCAGTATGTGTGCGACTTGTTCCACGGGGACTGTTCCTAATGTATGCATGAGTATTCACCTCCTTTTTGTGGGTATTATACCACGGCGTGAGGGGGAAAGAGAAAAGCCCGCGGGGCGGGCATGAGGGGGTGAGGGTGTGAAGTTTACTTTGGAGGTTGAGGCAAAAGAAATTGCCGAGCTGCTGCTGGAGGTAGAAGTTCGGCAGGAGGCTATCGAGGCCAACAAAATGCAAGGCGCAATGGTACAAGCTGTCAAGACGCTCATGCGCAATGAACGGCTCAGTCGGGAAGAGAGAAGCCGATAATCTCGTCTACAAAGAGAAGAAAGTGAGGCAGATGACAAACTTCTCCGTGATGGGGTAGCACTTCCACATCGTGAAGGAGAAGAAAATCAGCTGGATTTTTTTCATAGGTAAGGCGGAGGAGAAGAAAAGTCCGCGGGGCGGGCGTGAGAAAAGAAGGAGGGAAAGGCATGAATACTATATTTCAAACGGAAAGTTACGGTGAGGAGCAGCTTCGGGGAAGGGTGAAAATTCTTTCCGATGGAGCGGTGGAAGGGATGTACCGTCTCGGGGGAGGGTTCAATATGAGGAAAACCTTGGAAGCAGGAAAAAATACGAGCGTCCTGATTGAGATCGAGGACGCTCGTACGGGCAAGGTGGCTCATACGTTTCTGGTCACGAGCAGCTTGCCCACAGCGGTTTAAGATTGGCTGTTGTTTTGAAGACAGGTGTTGATATGCAAGGCGAGCCGTTCGTTATTCGCCATAATAACGGCGGCAATGGCCTCGGGGGTGATGCGGTCATAGTGCTCAAGGATTTTCAGGATTTCACTGTGGCTTAGTCCCGGATTTGCGGATAGGAGAATTTTAGTTTCGCCCATGAATTGTCACCTCCTTTCTGTGGGTATTATACCACGGCGTGAGGGGGAAAGAGAGAAGTCCGAGGGCGGATGAGAAGGGGGTGAGGATGTGAATGGAGAGAAGGAACGGGCGGCGTTTTTGAATGACGATACGGATCGGCTGCTGTCCATTGAAGAAGTGGCGCTTCGGCTGCGAAGCGGACGGGATTTGGTGGAAAAGCTGTTGGCCGTGGGGGCGCTACAGGCACTTCGTTTTCGGAGGAACCGGCGAATTCCAAAGTCGGTGTTCAATCAGTTTATCGCGGAGCATGTGGGCGAGGATTTATATGAGGTTGTGGAAGTTGCAGGCGGAAAGGGGTGAGGGTATGAGAAACCGGTTAGTCAAGTTTTCAGTGAAGAAGGGAACGTATTTCTTTAAGTGGGAGACGTACCAGAGAGAGGCCAAGCGATGGGACGCGTTCACAATATCGTCGAAGGATGAGCCGCGGCCGGAGCTTATCGAGCGGCTGAAGGCGCTGGCGGACCATGTGCCGGCGATTTGCGAATTCCCAAGTGGGGATGCGCTTCGTATTATCGTGTCGGGGATCACGGAGGCTTACACGGATACGAACCGTTATTTAACGATTATCTGTCAAAAGCGTTTGGAGAACAGCAAGGCGCCGCTTGTTATCAATACGCCGCCGCGGCCGAAAAAGCCAGGGGCGGGAATGACCGAGGCGCAGTGCATGAGCGAAGAGCTTCTGGCGGATTTATCGGCGTTGGAAGAGGAAGCGTGGCGCTATATTAACGGCGATCGTGCGCAGCAGGTTCTGGATTTAGAGAGTGATGATCCGCCGGAGGCGGCATAAAAGGAGGAAGAAAAAATGACGAAGGAAGAACGAGAGCGGCTTTTAGAGCGGGTGGAGGTCTTTTGCGATGCGGATCGCCGGGCGCTCGTTACACCGTATATGGCGGAAAAATATGGTCTTACGATTGAGGAGGCCATGCGGCTTTTAGAGGAGGGGGCGGAATGAAAATTCCCAAGGGGCTTTGGCGGTTATGCTTTGTCTCATGGGCGGCAGGGGCGGCCATGGGGACGCTGCTGTGGTTTTGGTGCTGGGAGATTCGAGGGGTGCTGAAATGAGGCAGTCGATAGAGCTGAAGCGGAGAGCGAAGGAGAAGTTTGACGCGGCCACAGTTCGCAAGATGATCGGGGAAGGGCTTCAGGCGGCGACAATCGCGACGCGCACGGGAACGGATGAGATGGAGGTGCGCCGGTGGGCGAAACGGCACCGCTTAGGAAAGAAGCTGGAGGAAAATGAGGGATGCGTGACGCGTAAGGCGACGGCGGCGGAGCTTTCCGCGGCGGAGGCGCTGATCGGGTCGGTAAAGGATCGCCCGCCGGGGAATGTGGCTCATTTTCCGAAGGAGCCGGAGGATCCGGGGGCAGATTGGAGCCACGGCCCGGAGGAAGGATTGCCGCCGTTTACGGAGCCGGAGATGGAGCCTCCGGAGTTTTCGGCGCTGGCGGAGACGGCGGAGAAAGCGGAGGCGAAAACGCCAAAGCTGCGGCGGCGAAGCGAAGCCAGGGCAGCGACGAGACGGAGGCGCTATTGCACGGTGTGCCGCATCCCGAAAGAGTACGGAGAAAAAACACCGGATGAGAAGCGGGAAAAACTTTCCGCAGCGTACCGACTGGTAATGGCGGATCTGGCCAAAGAGCGGGCGACGCTTCTCAATATCGAAGATATCCTTGAGGCGCGTCAGCTGCGGCTGGCGGTGCCCAAAAAATAAGAAAGGAGAAAAACGGATGGCGAATAAGGCGGGCGGCGTTGAAAAGTGCCGGATCTGCGGCCGCGGGGTGATGGTTGGCACGCGCTGCCCAAAGTACGACGGCCTGGTACATCAGGAACATTGTACAGCGTGCGGATATTTTGTGGAAGCGTTCCATCATTGCCGCTATCGGGAGGATACGCTGATGGTGGAACGCTTAGCGAAGGCGAAGAAGGCGGAGGAGAAGAAGCGGCTGGCACGGCGGCGGGCGTTTTTCCGGGCAGTGGGCGAAGTGGACGAAAAAGAGGCCTCGGCGTGAGCGCCGAGGCCAAGAGATTAATATGTAGATTTACTTCAGTATAGCCGAAAACAAGCAAAAATACAAGAGCATTAACGAGGTGACAAGAGATGACGGCAACAGAGGAGGCGCTGGCGCGTATCGAAGGGTTTCGCACCGACGACGCGAGCATAAATGCAATTTTGAATTTCTTGGAAGCGTGGGTGAAAGCCGACGGGGATGACGCAGCGCGGCGGGTGATGACGAAAAAGAATACGCCGAAGGGGGCGTATCAGGCGCTGATGGAGTACGCGAAGAAGCACCAGAAGGGCGGGCGCTACGGGTACGAGACGAAGGAAGCGCTCGTTAAGATCATGGGATATTACGGCGTTTCAGAAAAAGCGGCGGACAGCCGTTTGGAAGATGGGCTGATGTACGCTTATATAAAGGAAGAGCTGGCGCGCTGGCAGCCGTACGGAAATGCGCCGGAGGGAAAGACGGACGCGAAGGCAAAAGAAAAGGGCGGGCTTCATTTGTCCCTTGAGGATTTGGGAATTTAGGGGGCGGTGTGATGGAGCGGATAGAAGTTCATCGATTTCCGCTGCCCGCGGATACGGCGGAAATGATGGCGCATTTCGGGGCGGATCCGTTTGGGCTAACGGAGGATGAGGAGCGGTTTCTGTGGGAGGCGCAGCGCCAGCCGTGTTTTTTCGTCCTGAGCCGGGAGGATAAAGCGGCGGGACGGGGCTGGTGCAGCGCGTGCCGGAGGTTTGGAAAACTTAAGCCGAGCCGGATATGGCACAAGGCGGAAATCGCTTGCCTACATTGCGGGGCGCCGCTGGTTGTGGAACACATGTGGCGGATGTCGAAGCATCTTTTGGATCATTCGCTGGTCTATCAGTGGCGAAAAAGCGAGATCGAGCCAGGAACGCTCATTTGCCGGGCGATAGAGGTGCCACGCCCGTGGTACAGGGCCGACGGAAGGCCGGATCTCATGAAGAAAGAGGCTTATGTGACGAGCTTTTATGTGTACCGACCGGGACGGGGAGGCTGGCAGCTAATTCAAACGTGGGCCGGATGGAAGGCGAAACGGCCGGCTCCCTTGGATGGATTATACGAACCGGTGGAACGGAAACATCCTATTTTTCGGATCGTAGAGGATAGGGCGTCGCTGCTTTTGGCGGTGGAAGATTCGCCGCTCAAGTACGGGATGCGGGAGTATGCGGGATATCAGAGGGATCATTTCCTGCGCTTTTTCGATTGGACAGCCCGGTATTCTTCAATAGAGAAGTTGGTGAAGATGGGGCTTGGCGGGATGGTGGCGTCAAAGATGAAGGGAGGAAGCGGCGGTGCGATCTACTGGGGCGGGAAAACCGTGGAGAAGATTTTCCGCGGAAGACTGACGAAGGCGGATAAGCGCTTCCTGCTCACAGACGGGGATTGCGTGACGCAGGAAATTTTGCGTGTGTGGCAGTTTTTCCGGGGGAAGATGAGCATAAAAGACGTGGAGGGAGGAAAAGAGACGCCGTCGCTTGGGAGTTACAGCGTGGAGCTTACCAAAATCGCCCGTTATGTGGACGGGCTTCGGGCGGTGGCATACTTAAAGAAGCAGGGGAAAAGGCCGCAGGATCGATGGCCTTGGAATATTCGGACGTATGTGGATTATTTGCAGGACGCAAAGAAGCTCGCCATGGATTTTAAGGACAAGAATGTGCTCTTTCCTAAGAACTTGGATCAAGCGCATCGGAATACGATCCGGCAGGTGAAGTATCAGGAGAACGAAGCTTTAGAAGTGATGTACGCGAAAAAGCGCCGAAAAAAGATGGAGCGGCAGTACAGCTTTTCGGCGATGGGAATGCGCGTTGTGGTGCCGAAGGTCCTGGCGGATCTGATTGTAGAAGGCAAGATCCAGCATACTTGCGTGGGGGGCTATATGGAGCGGGTAGCTAAGGGGGAGACGGATGTGGTGTTCGTCCGCCGGGAAGAGGAGCTCAAGAAGCCCTATATTACGGTTGAGATCAGAAACGGCGAAATTCTTCAGGCGCGAAGGAAGAATAACGACAGCCTGGATGATCCGGGGAAAGCGTTTCTTGAGGCGTTTGAGGCGGCAAAGCTGAAAAAGAATGAGAGAGCGAGGGTAACGGCATGAGCGAGACGGTTACATATAATGAAGAAAGCAAAGAAAAAAATATCACGGCAGAGGTCAACGAGACGCGGCTGAAGGCGCTGGCGACGGAGATCAATACGATTAAGCACACGACGCAGCGGCTGATGATGCAGGCGGCGATCGATATCGGCCAGCGTCTGGTGGAGGTCAAGGCGGCGGTTGGGCATGGAAACTGGGGAAAGTGGCTTTTAGAGAATGTGGATTATTCGGAGCGGACGGCGCAGAATTTAATCCGCCTCTATGAAGAATACGGAAGGGGGCAGGGAAGTCTTTTCGGCGAGGCGGGAAATCCGCAGCTGGTTGCAGATTTAAGCGTCAGTCAGGCGGTAGCGCTTCTCGGGATCAAGGACGCGGACGAGCGGGCGGAATTTATCGAGAAAAACGATGTGGCGGCGATGACGAAGCGGGAGCTTGAGGAAGCGATCCGGGAGCGAAACGAGGCGCGAGAGGAACTGGCCGCAGCGCGAGAGGCCGCAGAGAATGGGGAAGAGGCAGAGAAGAAGATCGCGGCGTATCGGGAGCGGCTAACGAAGGCGGAGGCATCGGCGGCGGAGAACGAGGAGAAGGCGACAGCGGCAGAAGAGGAGCTTGTGGCGCTTCGGACGGAGCTTCGCGAGGCTAAGGCTAAGGCGAAGGGTGGGAGCGGATCAGCGGAGGATAAGGCGCGGATTGCAGAATTAGAGGCGGCGCTGAAGAAGGCGGGGGATACGTCGCGGTGGGAATTTGCGGCGGGCGTGAAGGGGATCCAAGAGGGATTTAACGGGCTTCTCCGTCTCATCGAGGGGCAGGAGGAAGAGGCGCGGGCAAAGTATCAGACGGCTCTCAAAACACTTCTTTCGGAAATGTTGAAGCTTTTGGCATAAGAGAAGAACCCGCCGGTAAGTCCATCCGGCGGGGATATTCCTTCGTCTTTGCCACGGTTTTTCAAAAAGCGGCGAAAGGCCGCGTCTCTGCTCGATAAAGGAATTATTATTTAGACATTTCTCTGAAAAAATAAGCAAGTTTAGGAGAGGTCATATCATGCCATATATCCATTCCCAATGGACATCCCAAGATGGGAATTTCATGATAGATAAAAAATATCACAGCTGGCGCTTTATGCCGAAGAAACCGGCGATAAGGGAACAGCGTCAGCCGAAACGGTGGGGAACGCCCCTCGCCCAAGAAAAGATCAACCAGAGGCGGCGGGTGGAGGAAACCACGCGGCTGATGATGGATAATTTTCAGCCCGGAGATACGTATTTCACGCTGACTTTTCGGGAAAAGCTGCCGGTCAAGGAGATCAAGCGCCTGGTGGAAAAGTTTAAGCGTCAGATCCGGGATCGCTTGAAGCAGCATGGGAAAGCGTTTAAGTACCTCTCCGTGATTGAAAATATGGGATTAGCGGCCAAAGGGCGGCCCCATGCCCATATCTTGACGAACCAGCTGACGGAGGAGGAGCTGCGCTTTGCAGTTTCGATCTGGAAGATGGGGCGGGTGAAGGTAGAGCGTTATGGCGGTGCGGCCATGGACGCGGCAAAGCTCTCGGAATATTTCTGCAAAGAAGAAATCGATAAGGAGACGGGGAGCGGGCGGATCGCGCTGTCGCAAAATCTTCTCCGGCGCGCTCCGGTAAAAGAGATCGTGACGCGCTCGGAGACGTATCGGGAAGAGATACGCGCGCCTAAGGGGTACCGGGTGGTGGAGGCGCTTTCGTACAATGTGCGCACAGACGATGGATATCCCATCAAAGTAGCGGTATTCGAGCGAATAGGGGGGAAGCTATGAAATTACGGGAGACGATTTGGGAGCTGAAGCGGATGAAGGCAGAGCTGCCTTCAGGATCGCCTGGAGCCATGGCGCTTTCCCGGGCGATCGCCATCGTGAAAAAAGAGAACGAGCGGCATGAGGCGGCAGTGACGAAGTTTCATGACCGGCTCCACGGGCGCGGAAAACCGCCCTGATTTTTGCGTACGTCTATTCCGTAGGAACAATTTCGCACGGAAGCCGGGTGCATATTTATGCGGGGAGGCGGAGGATGAAGCTGAAACGAGGGGAAAAAGTTAAAACGGCCTGCGCACGCTGTGGGAAATTTTTTTCGTATGTGTTCTATTCCCGCCGGCGGAATATCTGCGATTCTTGCGTGGCCACGCCGCGCCAGAAAGCGAATGTGAGTTTGAAAACACGACGGCGGCGGCTGCGAAAGGAGCAGGCCGCGCGCAAGAAAAAACAAAAAGGACGATTATCGCTGGATGAAAAAATACGTGAAGCGACAAGATTGCACCTCTCGTATGGAAAATATATGGTTCTCGCAAATAGGCGTCAGCATTGAGCTGGCGCCTATTTTTTTATTCCAGAAGCTATTTCACGCGATTTGTGGTAAGTTTGGATTAGAGACATGAGACACACCGTATACGCGCGGGCGCGCGTGCGAGGAGAGGGGGCGAAACGAGTGGCGCCGCGGACGAAGAGCGCAGGGAAAAAGGCGGGAAAAGGAGACACAGAAAAGACGAAAAAACCGGAGACGAAGAAAGCGAAAAAGAGCGCGGCAAAAGCACAACTCCCCAAAGCATTGAAAAATCCGAAGGCGGCAAAGGCGGAGAACGCGGAGCCGGCAGGAAGAAAAAGCGGCGCGAAGAGCGCGAAACCGGAGCAAAAAGCGGGAAAAGCGGAGCAAAGAACGACCAGGGAGAAGAAAGAACGGGCGTTCCGGTTTGTGCGAAACACGAAGCAGAACGCTTTTCTCAACGCGCTGGCAAAAACGGGAACGGTAAAGGGGGCGGCACAGCTTTCGGGGGAGAGCCGGGCGAACCATTACCGCTGGCTGGACGACGATGCCTATCGCGTCGGGGTCGGCCGGGCCCGGCGGATGGCGGCGGACCTTTTAGAGGATGAGGCCTGGCGGCGCGGCGTGGAAGGCGACGAGCGGGCAGTCTACAACAAGCGTGGCATACGGGTCGATACGGTCAGATATTACAGCGACCGGCTTTTAGAAAAGCTCCTGGCGGCGAATTTGCCGGAGAAGTATAAAGAGCGCGTGGAGCAAACGGTGGTCGGGGACGGAGCGGCGGAATTTTGCTGGGAAGGAGAGGAAACGGATGGAGACGAAGGGCGAGGCGAGGAAGATCACAATTCCTTACCGGCCGGAAAAGCTCTGGCGGGAGAAGATTCACCCCGGGCTTGAAAAACATCGCTTTTCCGTTCTTGTGGCGCACCGCCGCTTTGGTAAAACCGTGGGGACCGTCAACCACATGATCAAGCAGGCGATCAAAAATAAAAGCCGCGCGCCGCGCTACGCGTACATCGCGCCCTATCGCAATCAGGCGAAGATGATCGCTTGGGAGTACCTCAAGTTCTACACGCATGTGATCCCAAAGATTCGGGTCAACGAGAGCGATCTGTATGTGGAGATGCCCTGCCGCAGGGACTACGAGGGGGCGGCTGGGGCAAGGCTCTACATCGTGGGGGCGGATCATCCGGATGCGCTTCGCGGGGGATATTGGGACGGTGTCATTCTTGACGAGTACGCGCAGATCAAAAAAGAACTGTGGGACGAGATTATCAATCCAGCGATCGCCGACCGAAAGGGCTGGGTGGTCTTTATTGGCACCCCAAAAGGGCAAAATCAGTTCTACGAGATTTACTTAAAGGCGCAGAAGTCAAAGGACTGGTACACGGCGCTCTATCGGGCGGAGGAGAGCGGGGTTTTCGCGAAGGGAGGACGCTTTGGCCCGGAGGAATTAAAACGCATGAAGTCGGATATGACGAGCCTGGCGATCCGCCAGGAGCTGGAATGTGATTTCACGGCCAGCGCGTCAAATATCCTGATCACGATCGATACCGTGACGGAGGCGACGCAGCGCACGTATCGAAGCGAAGAAATCGCCGGGGCGCCGAAGATTTTAGGGGTGGATGTGGCACGCTTTGGCGACGATTCTTCCGTTCTTTTCCGCCGGCAGGGTCTGGTATCTTATTCCCCGACGATACTCACCGATGTGGATAACATGACGCTGGCCGGGCAAGTGGCGGAAGAGATACGAAGATTTCGCCCAGACGCGGTGTTCATTGATTCCGGCCGGGGCGAAGGGGTGATTGACCGGCTTCGCCAGCTGGGGCACCGGGTGACGGAGGTTAATTTTGGCGGCAAGGCGGACGAACCGGGGCGGTACGCAAATAAGCGGATGGAGATGTGGGCGCGGATGGCGGATTGGCTCAGTGAGGGCGGTGCCATCCCAAACCTTTCGGATCTCAAAACGGAGCTAACGACGCCGGAATATTCCTTCACCCGGGCGGGACACTTACAGCTTGAGGCGAAGGAAAGCATTAAGGAAAAGCTGGGGAAGTCCCCGGACATTGCGGACGCCTTGGCACTGACCTTTGCTTATCATGTTGCATCGCCGGAAATAGCGATGGTAAAGCGGCGTTGCCGCACCGATTACGACTTTTGAGAGGGGGTGAGAATATGTGCATGGGAGGAGGAAGCGGCGGAAGCTATACGCCGGCACCTGCACCGAAGGTGGATCCTGTTCCGACGCTGGTAACGGACAGCGGGCAAAACAGCACGCAGTCGGCAGCGAAGAAGGAACGCCGGAAGAAAGGGCAAAGCTCGAACGTCTTGGCGGCAGATCGGGACACGATCTTAGGCAGCGTTTCGGGCGGCATGACCGGAGACACGTCCGGCCGGAAAACGCTGGGATGATGAGGTGAAACATGGAAACGATAGCGGGAACAGCGCGAATGCCGCCTGACGCGGCGATCGCTTCGATCGATATGGCGGCGAAGGCGGGACTTTCCAAAAAGCGGCTCCGCCAGACGGTGAAAGCGATGGAGGATGCACAGGAGGAATATAAGGTTCGCTGGCAGGCGATCCGGGATTTTCAGCTTCCCTTTATCGGTGAGTTCATCGACCGGGGGGACACGGAGAACCGGGCAAAGCGCCGGGACACGAAAATCTGGAACAGCGCGGCCTGGGAAAGCTGTCAGGTTTTCGCAGCGGGGATCATGAGCGGCCTCACGCCACAAAACCGCAGATGGTTTCGCCTTTCTTTTTCCGATCGGGCGCTTTCCGACGATGCGGAGGCGAGCCGGATTTTAGACGAGCGGATGGAGATTCTAAATGACGTCCTGGATAAGTCGAATTTCTACAACGCGATCCATACGGCGTATCTGGAACTTCCGTTCGGTCAGGCGCCCCTGGGGGTGTTCCCCGATCGCGAACATGGGGTCCACTTCGTGCCTTACACGATCGGCAGCTACATGCTGTCGGCGTCGGCGGATGGCAACGTGGACGTTTTTTGCCGGAAGCGGAAAATGACGGCCTCTCAGCTCGTGGAGAAATTCGGCGAGGAGGTATTACCGGAGGCGATCCGGCGGGAAGCGAAAGAAACGAGCGGCATGAAGGCGAGCCATACGGTGTACTGGATCGTACAGCCAAACCCGAAGAAGGCGGAAGATAAGCCGGGCAGGATTTATCTGCCGTATGTATCCGTGTATTGGCTGGAAAATTCTCGCGACGACGAATGGCTCTATATCGGCGGCTTTAATGAGTGGCCGGTCCCGGTAGGAAGATACCTTATTACGGGCACGGACACCTACGGGAAAGGGCCGGGCTGGTTCGCTGAAGGCGACGCGAAAGAGCTTCAGCTGCTTGAACGCGACAAGATGGCATTAGTCGAACTGACGGTAAAGCCGGTGATCACAGCGGATGAAGAAACGGCAAACCGCGGGATAAGCCTGACGCCCGGGGATATCACAATACAGGCAAAAGGCGAACAGGGCGGCGCAAAACCGCTCTTTCAAGTGGCGGCACACATTGAACAGCTGGAATATACCATCGAGAAGGTCGAAAACCGGATAAAAAGAGCCTATGCGGCGGACCTCTTTTTGATGATGGACCAGCAGACGAAGCAGATGACGGCCCGCGAAGTCGTCGAAAGGATGCAGGAAAAGATGCAGCAGCTGGGCCCCGTTGTGCAGCGGATGCAGTTTGAATTTTTGTCGAAGATCATCGAGCGGGTCTATAACATCCTCGATCGTGCGGGGGTATTCCCACCGGTGGAGGATGAAGAAACGCTGGCAGCGATCGCAGACAAAGAGATCCGCATCGAGTACATCAGCCCGCTGGCGCAGGCGCAGAAGATGAGCGGCCTTGTGAACATCGAGCAGGCGCTGGAGTTCGTCGGGCAGATTGCACAGTTTGCACCGGAAGTTCTGGATAAAGTGAATTATCCGGAGGCCGTGGATCGTTACATCGACATGGTTGGCGCCCCGGCGGCAATCAAAAAGAGCAAAGAAGAATTTCAGGCGATCCAGGAGCAGAAGGCTGAAGAAGCGGCCAAAGCGAAGGAGCTTCAGCAGGCGGCGGCCGTGGCGCAAGTAGCGGCGCCGGCGGCGCAGGCAGCGAGAAATTTCAGCGATGCGGCAAAGGACGGAAACCCGGCGCTGGCACAGCTCCTCGGGGTCAATACATTAGGACTGCCGGCGGGAGGAGAAAGCAATAATGGATAAACCGATAAGCTTTGAAGGACTTCGCTGGGAAAAAGACCGCGACAGCCTCGTTGATCTTCTGGGGCAGCCGGGCGGTAGATGGTTTATTGCCCGTCTTTTAGATATCTGCGGGATATGGCCGCCGCGTGTTATCGATTGGTCGAACGAAAAAAGTGCGGCCATTGAGGAAGGAATGCGCCGGATCGGCATTCGCATTGTGCGCGATCTAAAGCAGGCGGGAAAGGAGGAAGCTTTGGGCGAGCTGCTGGCCGAATACCGGGAGACATTGGGATGGATGAAAGAAACGGTAAAGGGAAAAGAAGGGACGTGCAGGTATGGGGAAATTGCCTTTTGAATTTGATTTACAGCTTTTCGCCGAAGACGGCGAAAAAGAGGCGGGGGCGGAAGGCCAAACGGGCGGGGACGCATCGCCGGGCGCGGTAAAAACCGATAATGCACCTGCCGCGCCGGGGACACTGAGCGGCGCGAAGGATACGATCCTGGGCGCGGGCAACGCACTGGGAAAGGACGGCGTACCGGAGCGCTACGAGCTGGAAGGGGCGGTGCCTGATGGAATGGCCTATGACGCCGAAGCCGCGGCGGCATATTCCGCCGTAGCCAGGGACTGCGGACTGACGCAGGAGCAGGCAGGAAAGCTTGCTGCCTACGGCATGAATTACATGCAGGAAGCAGTGGCAGCCTTCGAGCGGCAGATTACCGGAACCATTGAACAATGGGGCACAGAAGCTAAAGAGGAGCTGGGGGCGGACTTTGCCGCCACGACACAAAAAGCTGCTGTCGGCATCGAAGCGATTGAAAAGAAGGTTCCCAACCTTCGCCAGGCGCTCAACGAAACGGGAGCCGGAAACCGGATCGAGATCATCCGGGCTCTGGCGATGGTCGGCGAGCTCTTCGGCGAAGATAAGGATCGCCTGGCCGGATCCACGGCCCCGGCGGAGAAGAATATTTACCCGAACACGGATTTTTCCGTGTACAAGTAAAGGAGGAGTAAGGAATGGGAGTTTTAGGAATGGAAGCGCTCACGTTGAGCGACTACCGAAAGAGGATGAACCCGGACGGCTCGGTGGATTTTATCATCGAAGCCCTGGAAAGGGCCAATCCGATCATGAACCATGTGAAATGGATTGAGGGGAATTTGCCGACAGGTAACAAGACGACGCTCCGAACGAGCATCCCGCGCCCGTCGATCCGCCGTATCAACCAGGGTATCGTATCGCATAAGAGCACCACGAAGCAGATCCAGGATACCTGCATGATGCTGGAGGATCGTTCGGAGGTGGACGTTAAGCTCATTCGTCTCCAGCCAAACGGCGAGGCATTCCGAAGGAGCGAGGACGCGGCCTTTGTCGCAGGCTTTGGGGATACGGTGTCAGACATGCTGTTCTACGGCGACACGCAGGAAAACCCGGACACGTTCAACGGCCTCTCGATTCGTTACAACATCGTTGGCGGGGAAAAGCACACCGCCGGCCATCAGGTTGTGGCGGGCGGCACGCCGGGCACGAACACGAATACCTCGGCGTTTTTTGTCTCCTGGGGGACGAAGGCGACGACGGGCATCTATCCGAAAAATTCGCAGCTGGGGCTTTCACAAAAAGACCTCGGCGAGCAAGACGCCCTCGATGATAAAGGCCATCCTTACCGGGCGCTGGTGACGCTTTTCGACATGGACTGCGGCCTCGCGGTACAGGACATTGAAGCGAACGCGCTGGTTCGAAACATCGACGTAAAAACGTTGGATACGCTGGATTCTAAAAAGAGCCTGGAGCTTATCAAGAAATTCGTCAAAGCGAAGAACACCATTCGCAATCTTCAGAACCGGGACAAGGATACGCATCTTTATGTATCCCCGGCGCTCTATGATTTCTTCGAGATCTATCTCTTAGATAAGACGAACGTTCATGTGACGCGCCAGGATCTTATGAACGCGCGGCCGCAGCTCTACTTCTCGGGGATCCCGATCGAAAAGAGCGACAGCATTTTGGAGACGGAACCGGCGTTCCCGGTAGCGTAAGGAAGGAGGAAACAGCATGATTTTCGATAAGCAGAACATGTTTTTCGATGCAGCGGCGCTCTCGACGACGCCGGTAAGCGATATCGTCCGCGTGGGCGAGGGTGAGGCTTCAGATCCCATGACGCTTCATGTGAGCGTAGCAAACGCGAAGGCGAACGCAACGTATACGGTAAAGCTCAAGACAGCGAAAGAGCTTTCTGCCGGGGCGCTGAAAGCTCCGGTGGTGCTGGGAACCTATACGGCAATGCCGCTCAATGTAAAAGTGCCCCGGGGAAATCTCGGGTATCTTCAGCTTGAGGTGACGACAGAAGATAAGCAGGGCGCTATTACGGCGGGACTGGTTATGGACGACGACGTTCGCTAAAGCGGGGGCGGGGTAAAACCCGCCTCTTTTCCTATCCGCCGGGAAAAACTTCCGGCGTTTAGGAAAGGGGGAAAAGAAAATGACAAACACCGACATTTGCAACATGGCCCTATCGTATCTGGCCCGGACGAGGATTAAAAGCCTCGAGGAAAACGCAGAAGAAGCAAAGCAGTGCCAGATGTTCTACGAGCCGAGCCGAAAGCTTCTTTTGCGCTCGTATTCATGGGGCTTTGCCAATCGCCTCGTTCGTCTGGCGGTTCTCGATACGGAGCTGCCGGGCTTTTCCTATGTGTATAAGTACCCGGCGGGATGCCTGGCGGTGCGTCTGATTTACGATACTTCGTCTGCGCGGCGTCGGATAAAAGAGAAACACTCTTTTGAAGTGATGATGACCGAGGGGGCGGTGACCGTTATCGCGACGGACGTGAAAGACGCCTGGGCGGAATACACGGCGGACGTGACGGATACGGCGCAGTTTTCCCCGGAGTTTTCCGAAGCGCTGGCGCACTATCTGGCGAGCCAGATGGCAATGCAGCTGACCGGCAACGCAAACATGAAAATGACGGAATACCAGCTCTTTCAAGCGATCCTGCTGCGGGCGAAAGTAGAAACGGCCTCGGAGCGGCATCGGGAGCTGGAATGGGACACGCCCTATTCCCGGGCACGGTTTAGTTAATAAGAAAAGGAGGGAAAAAGATTGGCACAGCCGACGGAATTTTATGTGATTCAGCCGTCCTTTTCCGGTGGCGAAATTTCAGAAGATGTGGCGAGCCGGGTAGATCTGGAAAAGTATCAGATGGCGCTGCTTTTGGCAGAAAACGCGCTCATTCGCCCGTATGGCGCGGTAAAGAAGCGGCCGGGAACGCTCTTTTGCGGCACCGCAAAGTACAAGGATAAAAAGGCGCGTCTGGTACGCTTTGATTTCAGCGTAGATATCGCCTACCTTTTGGAGTTCGGCGATTGCTATATGCGAGTTTGGCGAAACGGGACATATCTCGGCATTGAGATCGAGACGCCCTTTCCGGAAGCGGCTCTGCATAAGCTTCGCTTTGTGCAGAGCGTGGACGTCATGTATATCACCTCCGGGGATTATCCGGTAAAAAAACTCTTAAGATACAGCGAACAAGACTGGCGACTTACAGATATCGACTGGACGCTGCCGCCGTTTTCCGAGATCAACGCGGATGAGACGATAAAGATTAAGCCCTCGGCCAAGACCGGCGCGATCACCTTAGAGTCGACGAAACCGGTGTTCACGGCGGACCGGATCGGAGATTGGCTGAAGCTTGAGCAGCGGATCAGCTCGGTCATTGTGAAACTGGCCGCAACGCCCGGCGCGATCACGGAAACCTACGAGGAAGAAGCCCCAACGACGGCGGCCGGAGACGTCGTAACCAAAGAAGAGATTCACGAAGGGGATCCGGAAAACCCGGAAGATGGTTATACCCGGACGATTTACCACGTGATTCGCCTGAATGCCAATCAGCCCTCGTCGTCGATTGCGGTGGGGAAAACGTGGAAGGTGATCAGCCACGGTACGTGGTCAGGGCATTTCTCGGTGCAAGTTTCCTACGATAACGGCAAAACCTGGACGGACGAACGCAAATATACATCGAGCAACGATTATAACCCACAGGAAACGGGGACCGTGGAGGATTTTTGCTTGATGCGGATTGCGGCGCATATCACCGGGGGCGGCGTAAACATCGAACTGTCGGCCTACGCCTATACCCATGACGGTTACGTGAAAATAACGGGCGTGGAGAGCGAAACAAAAGCGCAGGGCACAGTATCGGGAAGCCATGATCTCGGATCGACCTATACGACGGCGGACTGGTACTGGAGCGCTTGGGGAAAAACCAGCGGCTATCCTACCTGCGCGACGTTCTTTCAGGATCGGCTCTGCTTTGGTGGGACGCGCGCCAAGCCCCAGCGGCTGTGGATGAGCCGAAGCGGGGATTATGAAAATTTCGGCGTGGAAAAAGAGGACGGAACGGTAACAGACAGCTCAGCGGTGTCGGCGGATCTCTTGTCCTTAAAGAGTTATCGGATTATGCACATGGACGCGGGTACCGATCTCATTCTCCTGACGGACGGGAACAGCTGGACGGTCAGCGGGTCGGAGACAGTGACGCCGACGAATATCACGCCCCGCACCCAACAAAATTATGGAACGAGCGAGGTAACGCCGATCCGTGTGGGATCGCGGCTCGTTTACGTGCAGCTCCGCGGTTCGGTAGTGCGGGATATGGGCTATTCCTACGAAACGGACTCTTATGGCGGCTCCGACCTTACACTCTTGGCCAAACACCTTTCCGAAGGACATACGATAGCAGACAGCGCATACGCGCAGGTACCGGACAGCATTCTTTATTTCGTCCGTGACGACGGCGTCCTTCTGGCATTGACCTATATACCAGAGCAAAAGGTTTACGGCTGGAGCCGCATTGTGACGGACGGCGCCGTGGAAGGCGTGGAAACGGCGGCAGAGGGAAACAATGACGCTGTCTATCTCCTCATCCGGCGGGAAATAAACGGAAAAACCGTGCGCTACGTGGAACGTTTTGCTAAAGAGCAGACGTCCTTCAGCCAGCAGGATCATGTCATGCTGGATTCGGCGCAGCTTTTTTCTTTCCCTGAGGCGCGCCGGGAAGTAACGGGGCTTGAACATCTGGAGGGAAAGCAGGCAGCCCTTCTGGCCGACGGCTATTATTTCCCACCGGTCACCGTGAAAGGCGGGCGGATTGCATTAGAAAGTCCTGCGAAAAGAATAACCGTCGGTCTTCTTTATACCGAGAAGCTCTTAACGCCGAACGTGGAGATTCAGGCGCAGGACGGGACGATTCAGGGACGTTATAAGAAAGTGACGAACTGCACCCTCCGGCTTTCCAGAAGCTACGGTGGCGCCATCGGGGCGAGCGATCGCGAGGCCAATGATATCCGCTATGACCCGGATCGTTTGGAAACGGGGGAGGATGTGCTCTTTTCCGGAGATATAAAGGCGACGCTGGCCATCGGCGGCTTCGATACGGGCGGGCGCGTTTACATCGAACACAACCAGCCGTATCCGTTTACTATGTCGGCGATCATCCGTTCGGTAACGATGGGAGGGTAACAGAATGAGGAAGGATTGGCACATGGAAGAGTTCACGGGAACCCTCAGCAAAAAGAAGTGGCGGGACGTGATGACCTTCGCTGCGAATCTTCGTCAGGCCGATGTGCGAGAGGTTGAAGCCTACGGGGACGGTGACGCAGCCCGGCAGGTAGTTTTAAGCCAGGAAAATTCGGAAGGCTGCTGGATGGTCTACGATAAAGATCGCCGTCCTATTGTGTTTTTTGGCCGGGTAAAGCCGAAAGCGCTGCGGGGGCGGCTGATCTGGTGCCTGGCGACAGACGGGATGAAAGCCTATGAAAGAGAATTTGCCGTGGTATCAAAGCGTATCCTCACTTATTGGGCAAAACGTTACGGAGTTCTGTTTAATGCGGCAGGATGCTTCAATGAGGCGGCACTGCGCTGGCTCAAGTGGTGCGGAGCGGTGTTTTATGATCCGTTTTTAGTGAACGGAGAAGAGTTCATTCGTTTTTATATCGGGAATGGGGAGGAAGCAAAATGTGCGGAGTGATGCCGGTCATTGCCGGGGTAATGGGATTTTTACAATACAGGCAGCAGCAGGCAGCGGCCAGTAATCAGGCGAGCATGTACCGGGCGCAGGCGGATGCGGCGGAGCAAAACGCCCGGGTGGAGAACAGAAAACAGGAACAGATCGCCGACCAGTACGCCCAGCAGGCGGAAAAATTGCGCTCGCGCCAGCGTATCGCGGCCGGGCGGGCGAACGCTGCGGCGGGGGCGGCCGGGATAGCGTCGGGGTCGGGAAGCGTACTGGATATTCTTGCAAGCTCAGAAGATGCCTACCGCGAGGATCAGGCGAACCTTTTAAGCAATCAGCGAAACGATAACTATGCCAGCCGCGTCACGCAGTCGAATTATCTTAACCAGGCGGCTTCGCACCGCGCTTCGGCGAAAAACGTGGAAGCGCAGGCGAAGTGGAACGGGATCAGCACGATCCTTGGCACGGCGGCCAGCATTGTCTCCGGCGGAAGCTTTGGCGGCGGAGGAGGAAGCGCTGCTTCCTCACCAAGTTTCGGCACGGTGACTGCGCAGGCATCGCCCAGCGCCGCCTGGAGCTACAACACAGCGACGGGAATAGGGACGGCAACGAACACGAGCCGCTACGGCATGAACGGATATCTGAAGAACCGCTGGCGGTTTTAAGGAGGGGCGCGGGATGAAGTTCGGGAGTTATCAGCCGGCAGTAGAAAAAGGGACACTGCAAAATGTTCCCCTCTGGCGATCGCGGGATGTAAACGCCTACGGCGGGCGCGGCGAGGATCTTTCCGGCGTGTTCAAGATAGCGCAGACAGCCCAGGAGATCATACAAAAGCAACAGGATGAAGCGGATGCGGCAGATGTGATGGCGGCAAGGAACCGGATCATGACGCAGCTCACGGCAGATATTTATGGCGAAAACGGTCTTTATGCGACAGGGCAGGGACGAAACGCAGCCGGGCTGATGAACCGGGTGACGCAGCGGATCCACGACGTGACGGCGGCCGTGGGCAAAGAATATAACGGCCGGGTGCAAAGAACGCTCCTCAATAATCTCCGGGAGAACGCGCTCAATATGCAGCGTAACGCAGCGGCGCGGGAGTTTCAGGAATTTCAGCAGTATAAGAAAAATTCCTTTTTAGGAAGCGTATCCAACAATAACGCGATGGCTGGGGAAGCGTACGCAGATAAAGATATGTTTGAAGGATATGTCAAGAGCAACGACACGGCGATTCTATCTTACGGCACCGGGGAGGGATGGAGCGGCGACGAAATCGCCGCCGCTCGTCGTAAATACACCGGGGAAGCCGTCGCTCAAGGAGTGGCGGCGGCAATGAATAAAGGCGATGACGACGGGGCGCGTTCTCTCCTGGAAGGATACAGGACGCGGATGGAGCCGACAGAATATCGAAAGCTCATGGAACCATTGAAAAAACGGCAGGAGATTCGCGAGGAATACACGGCGATCGACGATATATGGCGGGCGTCCGGAGGCAATCTGGAAAACGCCCGGGCGCTTCTCATGGAAAAATACGGACCTAATGCTACGAGAACCGTAAAAGGCGGCTCGTCGGCGGGAAAGTACGATCTTCCTACTCAAAGCGACGATATCACGGAGCAGGTGGAAGCGCTGCGGCCGCAGTTTCGCTCGGCGCTGCCATATATTGGAGGTATTCTGAACAGCCTGGGAGTGGCGGACGGCGCGCAGATTTCTTCCGGGGCGCGCAGTTTCGCGCGGCAGATGGAGGTAAATCCGGACGCTCCAAACAGCTATCACGTGTACGGTGACGCGATCGATATCGTCCTGCCGGATGGCATTTCGGAAAAACAGGCGGAGAAGGTCAAAGAATACTTTGAGGATTCCGGCGCGTTTGAAGAGGTGCTCTATCACGACGCCGGCAGCGGGTATCACCTGCACCTCGGTGGCTATAAAGGCGGTCTTGAGAAAAGCGAAGACCGGGAAATCTCCGCCTACGATCCGGAAAAGCTGGAAAAGGCGATGAAGGTTCTGGAGGGAAAAGCGGCGGAAGAAAAACGCGCCGAGCGAGAAAACCATCGGGCGTACCTCAATGAGATCGACCAGGCGCTTTCCGGGATGAGCTGGGAAGCTGGAGAACAGTATCTTGACGAACAGAACCTGACAATTACCGAACGCAACCGCTTCGACGCGGCGCTACGGACGGCGAATGGGATCAGCCGCCGGGCAGGGGGCGGACAGAGAAGCGCTGCATCCGGCGGCGTAACGGCAAAGACGAAAGAGGCGGCAGAGCGAAAGATCGCAGCCTTCGGCATTGATCTCTCGAATGGGAACTGGATAAAGACGAACCAGTTCGTCACGGCTCGGGAGGCGGGCTACAAGCTGGAAGAGGCGGGGCTTTTATCTGAAGAAGAGGAAGAAGAGCTGACGGCATTCCAGAACAGCCCGGAAAGTATGCACATCCTGACGCTGGCGCTCGAAGGCAAGGACAAAAATATCGGCACGGCCTACGATGATTTAGTCAAGAATGGCATGACGCCGAAAGTGGCCGCCATCGTGATATCAAGAATAGCGCCGGTATATTTGAGCGAGCATTACCAAGACGGCGCCCCGGGGCCGGAATACGAGGACAAGGAGGGAGAATAAATGCCATTAGATATGAACGCCTGGCGCGCCTACGGAGCGGAGCTTGAAGAACGAGCGGCGGCAGCGAAGGGAGAGCAGGCTAAAGAAGAGGAAGCATCCAAGGAAGACAAGAAAGGCGCATTTGAACGCATAGCCGAGCGGCAGGCAGAACAAGGGATAGATCTGTCCGGGGAAATCGAAGCTGAAGAGAAGGATTATACCGACGAAGAAATAACAAAAGAAGCGGATGCACTCCGCTATCTGGCGGTGACGACGGCGGAAAATGTCGGTAAGAAGCTGGAAAACAATCGGACGGCCGCAGTTTATCATGATCTCTTGGAGGATGCGTGGCAGACACAGCAGGATTTCGCCGAGGCGGGGATAGGAAATCAGGGGACGGCCGTAACGGAGGAAGACGTCGAAAAGGCGAAGGCACGCGTCATGGAGGAGCCGCTTTTAAGCGCGGCGGCGAAGGAGGCGGGGCAGGAGTTCATCGCGGCCTACGCGGACAATCCAAAAAGCGCCATGCAGAGTGCGGCGCAGGGGCTGCGCCGCACAGATACGAATATTAACTTTTGGATGACGGACGAGGAGCGCCTTTCTAAAGCGAAGGAGATCGAAGCGGCGACGGGGATAAACGCGGCGGCGATCCTTAACGATACGGAAGCTTATCGAAGCGCCATGAATGTCTACGACCACCAGAAAAAGGTGCTGGCGCTGCGCCAAAAAGAGGGCGGCCCGGATAATATTGCGGATGTGATGGCAGAGGTGTATAAGGAGTTTCCCGGCCTTGAGAAGCTCTCCTATGAGGATCCCGCGGCCGCCGCTCTGGCTCTCCATGATATTCATCATGTGCGAGAGGCTCGAGATACGATCACGGCATGGAAAGAGGCCTGGCGATACGGTTGGGCCGAACAAGAGTACGGCATATTAAAAGATAAGGAAGCGGACGGCAAGGCAACGGAAAATGATAAAGCCCGTATGGCCGAATTGGAGGAGCAATTAAAGCAAGCACCAGAGACGCCGTCTTTTTTTGAATCTCCATGGCTGACGGCAGTTTCCGGTCTCGCTGGCTCAATGCCGATGATGGCCGACGCCCTTGAGGAAGGGGCGCTCTGGGGATTGGCGGGGGCGGCTATGGGGGCGGCTGTTTCCGCTCCGGCTGGCGGTGTAGGTGCTGTCCCGGGATTTTTCACGGGCGGGGCGCGGGGCATGGTACGCGCCGTCGGCCGTCACGCGTTAGGGCGGGGGATAGCCAGCGGCTTCACTTGGGGGCGGCGCATCGGAGAGTTAAACAACATGTATAAAGCGCAGCGGGGACAGGACTTCGCCGAATACCAGAAGATGACGGATGAATTTGGCGAGCGGCTCCTTTCCGACGCGGATGCGGCCAGATACAGCCAGGTGAGCGGCGCTGCCAAGGCGGCGGTGGAGGTCGCGCCCATGGAGCTTTTCTTGTCGAAGTTCAAAGGCTCCCCACAGGCGCAGAAGGTATTCCAACACATCCTTGAGCAGCGGGATATGGATCTGGCCTTTGGCAGGAACATCCTGCGCGCGGCGACCGGCCGCGGGAAAGACATCGCTGAAGTGACGCTGGCGGAAGCGGGGGAAGAAGGAGTTCAGCAGGCGATCGGGGATATTACACACAACAAAATTGAAATCGATACCGGCGACACAAACGAGGGAAACGGCGGGATTTTTACGAATGGGGAGATTTTTGAGCGCGGCGCCTTGGCCATGGTCGAGGCGCTTCCGACGTCGTTCCTCTTCGGGGTTATTCCCGCCGTAGCTTCTACCGGTTGGGACGCGGGACGCTTTGCCCAAACGAGCCGAAAGCTCGAAAAAATCCGGCAGGAGTACAGCGCCGAAGAGCGGAAAACCATGGCGGGGACGGTAGTCTTAGCCGAGCTTCAGCAGGCGGCGCAGGAAAGCACACTGAAAACGACGTCGCCGAAAACTCAACGCCGCCTCTTGCGCGAGGAGCTGTCCGGATCGGGACTGGAAATCGCCTATATCGATACCGGCTTGGCCAAAGAACAGGAAAACGGCGTCGAGGACGTCAAGAAGGCCGGACGGGCGGCGGGACTCTCCGAAGCGGCGATCGAGGACACCTTGGAAAGCGGCGGTATCCTGGCGGTGCCGGTGGAATGCTATGCACAATCGGAAGCCAGCCCCGCGCTTTTGGAGACGGTGTCCTTCTCCCCGGGGGCGGAGCCGATGGCGCGCATGAAGGCATCGGCAGCCGCTTTCTACGAGGAAGCCGAAGCGCGTCTGAAAGAGACGATAGCGCGGCAAAAGCGCCTCGAAGAAACGATCACGAAGGAGCTTTTCCCGACGGAAGGGGAAGAGCGCAATTTAGCCATGGAAGCCATGACGATCAACCCGGATAATCCGGCGCAGGGCTGGCGGGCAATGAAGGAGGAAATCGAAGGCCAGCGATCGGACGTACTGGCCGAAGCGTGGGGCGCAATCGAAAAAGGCCTTCCCAAAGAAGAAGGGCAGGCCGGGGCGGCGTGGTATGAAACGTGGAAAAAGGAACATGGTCACGCACCGAAGGAAGAGGATCTGGAGGCGATCGCCTACGCCCTCACGACGGGAGAAAAAGACGCGCCTAAGGTAGAAGGATTTAACCGGGGCGCGGAAGTGGCCGCCATCCGGGCGGCAGCGAAAGAGAACCTCGAAGCCATCGACAAAAAGCGAAAGGCCCTGGACGCAATCAAAGAACGGATGACGGAATTGACGGGCATCGAAATGCGGCAGACGGAAACTCTGACGGGAGAAAGCTACCGAGTGTACCGCCATATTCTCTCCGACTTAAAGAGCGCGGACAATCCGAAAGTCACACGGGCGGCTCGGATAAGCGCCCTTCTTTTCGCACGCCACGCCGACATTTACGCGGCGGCCATGCGAAAGCGCGGGGGAGAATACGCTGACTATACGGCGATGGACTATTATAACAAGGCTTTCGCGCTGGACATATCGGGGAAAGCGCCGGAAGATGGGGAGCGGCTTAATCAGGCGGCAATGCGGGCGGGAATAGATTTGAATCAAGAAGTGCCTGTATTGGATATTACGGAACAGATACCGGGAAAAAATCTCACGAAACAGGATAAGAAAGAGCTGCTCTCGTATATTCGTTCTTTGGCCGAGCAAAAGGAACACGGCTTGACTGCGGATGGGCTTGCGGATATTGGGATTATGCCAAAAAACGCGAAACATATCGCATATTCCAGCTTTTTTGCTCCTCCTATGCCCATGAGGATCAGGGCTGGCGCTATACAAACCATTGGCGATCTGATTAAAAACGCGGTCCTTGTGGAAAGTATTCCTAACCGAAAAACGGAGAAGAAACCGCATGTACGGGCATATCATCGATTTTATGTCCCGGTACAGTTTGCACGTGGAAATGATTACCAAGTAGAAACTATTCGGCTCGTCGCAGAGGAACGGGACGGAGAAATTACAATCAATCCTACCGCTGTGGAGCTTTATGACGTCATCATAGAGGAAGAGAACCGCTTCCCCTCTGGCGTAAAGCCACTCATGGACCGAAGCGATTCTCCTCTTGTCATAACTATACGAGATTTACTGAGGAATGTCAAGGACGCAGATGGAAAACCGTATCTTAGCGATAAAGAAAAAGCTGCGATCTCTGGCACAGAAACCGAAAATCCTTCGCTCTATCAGGAAGCTCATGGCTATACCCAGTTCCTCTCTAACGGCCAGCGGCTGGTGACGCTCATGGAGAGCGCCGACGAATCGACCTTCCTGCACGAGCTGGGGCATGTCTTTCTTGACGATCTGCGGATCCTCTCGGCTTTCGACGAGGCGAGCCAAAAGGAGCTGGCCACGGTGGACGAGTGGGCGGCATGGCACGAGGGGGCGGCCAAGGAATACCAGAATACGCCATGGGAAAAGGAGTTCAAGGCGCACGAGGCGGCGATTTTGGCGGCAAAGAAATCCGGCGACGCGAAGGCATTGGAAAAGGCGCTCAAGGTCTGGCAGCATGAACGATTCGCCCGGGCCTTTGAGCGTTACCTGAAAGAAGGCGAAGCCCCGGCTCGGGGATTAAAACAGGTGTTCAGGAAGTTCGCCGCTTTCCTGCGCTCGATCTATCAGGCATTTACGTCGGATGGCGGCCGGGCGTCGATGGAAGTGGAGCGGGTCATGGATCGAATGATCGCCACGGACGAGGAGATCGAAGCGGCAGCGCAGGATAAGAGATACCGCGACTTCACAAAAGCGGGCGGGGAAAAGCTCCTGCGGGAAAGTGACAAAGCCACCTATCAGCGCTGGCACGAAAAAGCAAAGGCGGAGGCGAAGGAACGCCTCCGAAAGGTGATAACGAAAAAACTGGAGCGCGAGCGAAAAGCGCAACTGGCTGCGGAAAGAAAAAGCGAAGAAGAGCGCTTTCGGGCGAAGCTCTATGAGGATCCCATCTACCAAGCGCGCGAAGCAGTAAAGATGGCAAAGGATGAGAACGCAGCGCTTCTCTTTTACCCGACGGTAGAAGAATATCGCGCACAGGATAAAAAAGCCCCGGCGATGGAAACGCTGGTCGAAAAGCACATGGAGGAATATCGCCGGACGCGGGAAAAGGCACTTTTAGAGAACGCCATCACACCGGACGAAGTGGAAAAGGCGATGGCGGGCACGGAGTATCACGCACGTCTGATGGCTTACGAGGCGATGGCCTTCGCTAAGCAAGCGGAAGCCCTGCAACGTATCAGCGGGAAAGCGCAGGCGGCCATGGAGGAAGTGGAGACACAGATCGAGGGGATGCCGGAGGAGCCGGGCGAGGAAAAGCTGACAAAAGAAGAGGCCACGGCGCGGATTAAAGAAGCGATCCAAGAGATCGACGGGAAGGACATTCCTAAAATCCCTATTCAAGACGCCCATCGCTTTGACAGCCTTGGACGAAAAGTACTTTTTGACGCCGCGCTCAAAGAAATGGAAAAATTGACTGCGGAGAAAATCACTGATCCATTGGGAAATGAAGTTTACTTTACCCCGGGAGCGACGGAAACCTTGGAGAGCTACATTCTGCATTTGACGGCGGGTAAGGGAAAGCCGATGGAGAAAATTCGCGGAAATCGCATATTAGGGCTTTCACTGGCGAAAGAGACGATAATCCATCCCTTGGCGATCATCGTACAGGAGAATGGCCGGAGATCCTATCTGGCACTTTACACGGATGGGAATAATCTTCACAACAACATCATCGTGGGGGTCGAGGAAGGGCAAGAAGGGCGCGTTGTCACTTCCATGCTAACGGCGGATAAAAAAGGCGACAAGAAAGCCGCCGTGCGCGATTTCAAAAAGCGCATCAGCGGCTCCAAAGAAGTCTTATATTGTGAGGGGCTGTCCGGACATTCGCGTCCCTCGGCCGGAACATGGGCTTCGACGCTTAATGCCAAGCTCCACCCGTCCGGCAACTTTAGTATAGCAGAGGCCGGCGGGAAAAGCAAGGAGGCGGGGAAAAGCGAAAAGAAAACGGATGCGGCGAAGGAGAAATACAGCGCCCGGGATCTCTATCGTGCGATTCACCGCCTGCGGTCGGCGCACCGCTGGGGGGCGGAGGAGCTTTCGGCCATCGACGCATTAGGAAAGGCTGCATCCAAGGCCGATCTGAAAGCAGCGTGGGAGAAAGCCAAGGAGCTCCTTACCACGGAGCATTTAGCAGAGCAGGAGCTAAAGGAGGCCCTCCGGGGGCAGAGCCAGCTCTATCGGGAATTGGCCAGAAAAGAGATCGCCGACATGACGATCACGGAGGCATCGGCCATCATGACGTTCCGGCGCCAGGAAAAGGAGAGCGCTGCGCGCGTGGAGCGACTGATCAAGGCGGAGAACTGGGCGGCAGCAGAAAAGGAAAAGCAAAAGCAGATGATGGCTGCCGCGCTGGTCGCTGAATCGCGAAAACTCCGGGAACGCGTGGACATCCTTAAACGAAAGATCGAAGGGTACCTGAAAGGAAAAGAAAAGCTCCCGCCGAGCGAGGGCTACTGGCTCCATCATCTGGCGTATCTCCTGCGCTTAAAGGATGAAGATGTGGCGGCCCCTGCCGATTTGGAGGAACTGGGAAAGATACGAGAAAGGCTTTCGGCGGGCCTGGATACGAAAGCGGACGAAAGTGGGGAAGATCCTCTGGCGGCCGTGGAAAGAATCGTGGTCGGCACATCGGGAAACGGCTACTTGGGCATGACGCTGAAAGACTTTGAGGATGCAGCGAAGGGCATGGCGATCCTCTACGTCACCGGGCGCGACAAGAACAAGATGAAAACGATGGCCGGGCGTACCATTGAAGAAATCATTGACGAAATCCTCGGCGATCCGACGAGCCTTTTGGGAGATACCCGCGTCACGCAGCACAAAGTCAACGACGACGAAGGCGGCCTTGGCTATAATGGCATTTTGGCGAAAGCGCCGAAGATCGGCCACGTCATGGCGAGTGCCGGGCAGCGTTATCTGGCGGCAACGATGAAGCCGGAGCTGATGCTGGAGCTTCTTGGCGAAAAAGCGCACCGCTATCTTTACGGGACGCTCGAACGGGCGGCGCAAAAAGAATCCGTCATGACGGCCAGCGCCATGGCCAAAGTGGATGAAATCGCCGGCGTATACACGAATGCGGAGCGAAGAAAATGGCAGGAGCAAAATATTCCGTGGTTTGAGGGCGAACAGATATCCAAAGAGAACATCCTGGCGATGGCGCTGAACCTTGGCAACGAGATCAACCGAAGCCGTCTGGCCGAAGGCTTTTCCGATATGGAGAATATCCATCCCATTGAAGAAATCGTCGCTCGAGTGGAGCAGCACATGGAGGAGAAGGACTGGAAATTCGTACAAAGCATCTGGGATTTTTTGGGAACCTACTGGCCGGAGACGGTGCGAATTGAAATGATCATGAACGGCACCGAGCTTCATCCACAGCCCGCGAAAGCCTTCACAGCTCGGACGAAGACGGGCAAAGAGATCAGGATGAAGGGCGGCTATTACCCTATCGTCTACAACGCCATGAAGAATATGAAAGCGATGGACCAGACGATTGACGAAGCGGCTAAGCATAATATGGCCGGCGCGGCGGCGCTCTCGACGGGACTGAGCTCCACAAAGTCACGAACGCAGGCGGAGATAAAACGGCGGCCACTGCTTCTGTCGCTTCGGGTAATCCCAAAACACCTTGGGGAGGTCATCCATAATCAGAGCCACCGGATCGCTTGTCGGGATGTCTATCGGATCATCAATAGCGGCGCCTTTGCCGAATACGTAACGAAGCACATGGGTGAGCCGTTTTATAGGAATCTCAAGGATTGGGCAGTGGACGTCTGGCAGACACAGAGCGCACAATTTAACCAGGCAGAGGGAGATATCAACAAACTTCTCCAAGGCCTGCGCTCGAATGCGGCGCTGGCGATTATGGGATGGCGCATGTGGCCAGTAGTGGAAAACACGACGAATATTTTCCCGGGAATGCACCAGATCGGCGCGGCCAATATGCTTTCCGCCGTCGGAGACTTCTACGCGAATTTCGGGACATATAAAGAGCTGCTCCATAAGTCTGTTTTTATGGCCAGCAGGATTGAGCACATGGATCGGGATTTGAAGCGTCAGCGGAAAATGTTTGAAAAGGGCAGGAAAGTGCCGGAATGGCTGAAAGAAAATGCCTATTTGTGCATGGAGAAAACCGACCTCATGTTCTCTGCGCCGCTTTGGTGCCGGGCCTATAAAGATGCTTTCGCGCCGAAACTGGCCGAAGTCATAGCAGAGAACGAGGCGGCGAAAAAAGTGATCGACGAGGCGTACGAGGAAAAGCAGAAAGCCGACGCGTTCGTTTACGATCTCGTGCAGCGGCAAAAAAAGATCGAGGAAGAGCTGACGCGACGCCGTCACAGTGCGCCCCTCACGGAGGAGACGGAATTTTCCCGGATGCCGAAGGATACGCTTGCTGTGGAAGCCTTCCGGCTGAACGGCGACATCGCCGAAGCCGAGCGCGCAGCGGCAGAAAAAGGCCAGCGGCTGGAGCTTGTCAGCGAACGGGAGATTAAGAACGCCGCGGAGATGAATAAAGAAGCGGAAATGCGGGCCATCTTCGCTGCTGATAAAGCCGTTCGCGAGGTCTTTGGTTCCGGAGATGTGAAAGACTTGGCGGCCATCCAGAAGGGCAGCGAATTGAATAAGCTCTTTACCATGTTCTATGGGTATTTTTCCGTTCAAGCGAACGCGATCGTGAAATCTTACTACCGGGGGCGGAGCGCAAAAAGCTGGGCACCTTTAGCGTCGGTCATCCTCTATCGGGTGCTTTTGACGTCAGCCCTGGCCACGCTGATGAGGATGGTGCTCTTTGGCGAAGGGGATGACGATAAAGACAAATACCGAAAAGATAAGGAAGGCAATAAAATCGAGATCCCGGCGATAGAACGCATCCTGACGCAGTACGCGAAGAATACACTTTCGACGGCCACGGGAATGATGGTCGGCGTCCGGGATATCGGAAGCTTTTACATTAACATGGCGTTCGAGGGGACGGATTACGGCCGGGGGATGGCGATTTTCGGCACGGCAACGTCGCGGGCTGCCACGGAAATAGAAACGCTTTCCAAGCTATTGATGGCCAGAGAGGAGGTGAACGAAAAAGCCGCGTTGGCGGAGGAGAAGCGAAAGGCGCGCTACGATAAAATGACGGCGCGGCAGAAAAAGAAATTCGACGAGGAACAAAAATACCGGCGACCGCCAAAGAAAATCACCTGGCTGGATATCAGCCGGTCGGCGGCGATGACGGGAACGTATCTCACGGCCAATAAATTCGGCGTAACGGATACGATGACGAACGCCGTGTTTTCGACAATGCAGTATCTCTGGGACGATGATGGCCGTTATGAGAAAACGCTATGGAATATGATCGTTCGTTCGGCCATCTTCGCCAAAAAGCCGGTCAAGCGGGTGATCCCGGAGCGGCCGAAGAAAGAGGAGAAGAGAAGGAGGAGACGTAGATGATTGCGACGACACTGACGAAGGTGATTTACATCGGAAACGGGGCGACAAAGGAATTCCCGATAACGTTCGGCTATGCGGATCCGGCCACGGTGAAAGCGGGGATCTACGATCCGGCCACGGATCAGACGACAGAGCTGACAAAAGATTATTATGTGGATACGGTGCGCAATTCGGTCTTTTACCCGGGCTATGCACCGGGGCAAGCGCCGCCGGAAAGCGAACAGCCCGGTCCGCTGCCCGCGCCCAAAAAACTGGTTGTCTACCGCGTGACGCCGATGGATCAGACGATCGACCTCGGCACGAAATATCCTCTGCCGATTATCGAAAAGATTGGCGATAAGAATACGCTGATCGAGCAGGAGCTGGCAGAGAAGCTTGGCCGGGCGGTGCTGGCGGATATCGGCAGCGGAAAGACGGTCGAGGATATCCAGCGGGATATTCACCAAGACTGGATCGCGGCGAATAGCAGCGCTGAAAACGCGGCGGAAAGCGCGCGAAAAGCGGCAGAAAGCGAAGGGAACGCTAAAAATGCGGCGACCTTAGCAGAGGAGCAAGCGAATAAAGCCAAGGAAAACGCTGACCGGAGCGAAGCAGCGCAAACGGCGACGGCTGCCATGCGAGACGAAACGCGAACGCTGAAAGACGCGGCGACGAATGCGGCGGCGGCCGCAGAGCGGAGCGCTGGAGAATCCGCAAGCAGCGCCCGATCGGCGCAAGACAGCGAGAACCATTCCGGCGCGCTGAAAACGAATGCAGAGAAAAGCGCAACGGAAGCAAAGCTTGCGGCGCAGCAGGCCGCAGACAGCGCAGAGAAAGCAAAGCAGATTGCGGGCGGTGATTTCGCAACGCCGAAGCAGGTGGATGAGAAAATCGCGGCGCTCGTCAATCAGGCGCCGGACACGCTGAACACGCTTTCAGAGATTGCAACGGCGCTGGGGAACGACCCGAATTTCGCGACGACGATAACGAATTTATTGGGGCAGAAATTAGATAAAACGTCTCCGGCGAAAAGCCTGGAAGTGTCCGGAACGCAGGATAAAGCGTCGCTAAAGACGGGGGCCGGGATCCTGATCTTGCAGCGAACTGGGAACACATTTGAAATGGTTCCGACGCCGGGGGCGAACGTAACTGTCGGCACGGCGCAAAACTGCACCGGAAACGCGGCGACGGCGACGACGGCGCAGACGTCCGGCGAAGCAACGATCGCGCACAGCGTTCCGGGCAGCGATGTCGGAGGAAATATTTGGATAGCGTAAAGGAGGAAACGAAAATGATTAAATGGTTGATTCACTTACTGGGCGGGTACACAAGGAAAGAGTACGATGCGAAAGCGGCAGCGGTCGAAGGCCACTATGATATTTGGATCGCGTGAAAGGAGCGGAGAAAGATGGCGTTATATGGGAAGAAGCTACACATACGCAAGAATGGCGTAGTGACGGACATCAATTTGTGGACAGAGACTGCCGAGGCTGGGACGCCCGCTTTGCACATTCGGGATGGCGTGAATCTCGTCCATGCACGGCTGGGGGAAGTTACTGACGGGTTGGCCAGTGATTTGCGCGTGCGAAAGGATAACGTAGTGTATGCTGTTCTAAAAAACCGCTGGGTCACGATCAATATCGTGCAGAGCGCGAATCAGACGATCACGGTAACGGTTGGCGAGAAAACGTACACGGAAAGCTTTTCTGTACCGTACGGGACGGCTTATACGGCGACAATAACGGCGGCGGCTGGCTTTGCTCCAGGGGCGCTGTCGTCGAGCGGCGGGACGGCACAAGGCGATGTGACGATTTCGGCGACGGCGGCGGTGACGACGGTGCCAACGGGAAGCGTCAATGGGGACGGGGATCTTTCTTTCGCTATTCCTCCAGGAGTAACCGTTGTTAGGTTTTATGTTAGTAATAATCCTTATACCGATTATTATGTGGGAGTGACTTCGGGAATTAGTTATACTTTTTTAGCCGACTGGGAAGAGTATGAACAAGGGCCCGCACAGCATATTCGAGTAGTAAGAGTACCAGGGCGAGAGTTGTGGTTACGCGATAACGGGTCTGGTGACGGAATTATAAATTCAGGAACTCTTCCTTTCGTTATATCCTATAGCCCCGAAATCAACGCTCACGGCCCAACGAATGGGTCTATATAAGAAAGAAAAATAAAAAATGGGAGATGAGCAGATGGAAATGGTGACAATGGTGTTGTCTGTCGTTCCGGCGGCAGCGACGGCTGTTTTCGGGGTCATGGCGCACAAGTTCAAACAGAAGATGGAGGCGCATGATCAAAGAATTGCAGTGGAGGAAGCGGAACAGAAGGAACAGCAAAAGAAGCGGGACTTAGAACATGCTGCAATCTGCAAAGGGCTCCAGATTATATTGAGAAACGAGATTGTCAACCGTTATAACCGTTGGCAGGATTTAGGCTGCAAGCCGCTGTCGATTTTGGAGCGCGATGTCCTATTGCAGACGTATCAGGCCTACCATGCACTTGGCGGCAACGGGACGGTGACGGAGATTTACCGGGAAATGGTGGGGAATCACTATGGCCAGCATTAAGGGGAAGATCAAGAGCGCTGTCCTCGGCTTGGCGATGTGGTCGAAGAAACACCTGAGCGAGCTGATTGTGCTGATCGGGATATTGATTTGCGGGTTTGTCCTGTTCGTACTCCTCAGCTGGAGCGTCGGCTATTATGCCAATGGCTTCTTTGGCTTGAAGTTTGATTTAGGGTCGATTTGGCAAGGGCTGGGGGCGTGCGTGGCGGCCATTGGTTCGCTCCTTACGATGGCCGGGATGAATTTGGGACGACAGTACATTGACAGCAAGTTTAATAGTCCGCCGGGAGAGAGACCCGGGGAGAGGGAGGAGAAGAAATGAAGGAAATCACGCTATCGGATCTGCGCCAGATCGCGATGTGGTCGAAGCCGGATCTGTGGGAGGCGGCGAATGAGGCGGGGCATGAGACGCCGAAGGTGTATCTGCACTGGACGGCAGGATCCTATCAGGGGCTTTTCGACGATTACCACATCAACATCACCGACGAGGGCAGGATATACGCCAGCACGGAGGACTTGGCGGAGGTGCTGGCGCATACTTGGCGGCGCAATACCGGCGGCGTCGGGGTGGCGATTTGCGGCTGCTATGACGCGACGACGTGGGATTTAGGAAGCGCGCCGCCGACGCCGGAGCAGGTGGAAGCGATGGCGCAGGTGGCTGTGGTACTGTGCGAGGAGCTGGGGCTGAATATCGATAAAGATCATGTTTTAACGCATGGGGAGGCGGCGGACATCGAAGATGGGGACACCGCCGGGTATGGGTATGACGATGCCTACGGCCCCAAGAACGGCTGCGACAAGTGGGACTTGGAATATTTGGGGACGCCGGAAAGCCCGGCGTATAATCCCTACGCGACGGATGGCAGCCGGGGCGGGGACGTCCTGCGGGGGAAAGCGATTTATTGGCAAAATCAATGGCGAGCCGACGCGGAGCGGGCTTTGCCGGAATGATGAAGGAGGGGGCGAAATGTATGAAGATGGGAAGAAGTATATTATGGTTGGCGCTCTTGGTGCTGTGCTGGGGGCGGCCGTCGTGTGGGGCGTGTGCGGCAGTGTACGAGATAACGGAGGAGCAGCTGACGACGCTGGAAGAGAACTTGACCGCGCTGCAATCGAACAACGCCGCGCTATTGGAAGCATTGAGCGCATCGAGCACGGACTTGACCGAAGCGCGGAGCGAATCGGAAGCCTTGCGGGAGAGGTTGGACGAGGTCGAGAGGCAGCTGCTGGGATTACGGGACGAGTTGGAGCGGCTCAGGAGCGAATCACAAAATGCGAAAGAATCGCTCACGAGAGCGAACAGAGAATTGCAGTCTGCCGTGGAATCTGTGAAAACATTAGAAAGAAAGCGCCGACGCATTGAGCGCCAGCGCAATTTGTGGGAGGTGGTGGCCGTGATTTTAGGCGGGATCGCGGTTATGCGGTAAAGGAAAAGACTTTTTCGCGGTCGGGCGAAAAAAGTTTTGGAAAACCTCTTGACTTTTGTATGTCGTAAATATATACTTATGACATACAAAAGAATGGAGGTGAAACGATGAGCCCTAAAATGGGGCGACCAACGAATAATCCTAAGCCATATAAAATTGCGGTGCGTTTGGATGAAAAAACAAACCGAATTTTGGCGGAGTATTGCTTACAGAAGCAAGTTACCAAAAATGAAGCAGTACGGAATGGGATTGAGTTGTTGGAAGATGAGTTAAAAAAATAGGGAACAGCCCGCTCTCCGACCAGAGAAAACCGGCGCTGTTCCCGCACACCAACCCCGAAGGATGGTAAATTCATTATACCATCCTTTCGAGGAAAAAGAAAGGACGATATCAATGAAAGAATTAGTTAAAGTCGCAGACGGTCAAGTCGTAGTTTCCAGCCGCAAAATTGCGGAACACTTTGAGAAAGAACATAAGCATGTACTCCAGAGCATCCGCGAAATTCTCACAGCCGAAAAATCGGCCGTGAAATTCTTTAGCGAGAGTTCATATTTGAATGAGCGTGGAAAAACAAATCCCGAATACCTCATGAACCGTGATGGCTTTTCCCTCCTCGTCATGGGCTTCACCGGCAAGAAGGCACTCGAATGGAAGATCAAATATATCGAAGCCTTTAACGCCATGGAGAGCGAAATAAAGCAAGGCAAGGCACTTCCCAAGGGGAAAGATGAAACGATCAAAGCCAAGCGCGTCAATGTCATGGAGACGAACGCCCGGGTACGCGAATCGAACCAATATCTCAAGATCGCGGCGCAGATCGACATCCCCGAGTACCGCTATATCCTGCAAGCGAAATCGGCAGAAGCCCTCAATGGCGGTGTCCCCGTGCTGCCTTTGCAGGAGGTGGAGAAGAAGACTTACTCCGCGAAGGAGATTGGCAAAATGTTTGGCGTCAGTGCAAACCGCATCGGCAAGCTGGCCAACGCCCATAAGCTGAAGACGCCAGAATATGGGAAACTCTTTTACAGCAAATCGGAGCATAGCGTGAAGGAGGTTGAAACGTGGCGGTACTATAAAACGGCTATCCCCGTCTTTGCTGGGATTTTCGGCATAAAGGCGGTGGCGGTATGAATATCGAGCAGCTTTTGAACTATCAGCAAATGCCATGGGAGGAAATGGCGACGCTGAAGAAGTTCGTCCCGAAAGAGCCGGAGGAATGGATCTGGTCGATGTCGTACGCATACCTCTACGGACTGATCATGGGCAAGCGTAAGGAACGCGCCCGGAGAAATAAGCGGTTCGCGCTGGCGTAGCCGAGATCGGGGCGGCTGTCAGGGACAAAAAAGCAATGTGCAAAACTCGCACATTGCTTTTTTGTTTGGTACTTTTGGGGTAAAACTGAAGAATTTTGTTGCCATTTTGTTGCCCAATGGCAACAAAACAGTTAAAATAGAACATATCAGAACATAACAAATTAAAAGGAGAAATACATGATAAATCGTTGCCATTACTGGGGTTCCAAAGGATAACATATCACTTTATTTTACTTTATTTTTATTAGTTCCGATAATTTATACGAAATAGAAATACTGCGTAAATACTGATGTTAGAGGTGTTTTGTATCCTTTTTTGTTGCCGCAGGGAAACGATGGGCAACAAGGGGTTATAACACTTCGTCCAAGAGCTGGACAGTGTTGGATTTGCGACGGTCGAGAATGTGTGAATAGATTTGGGCGGTGATGTAGAGGGAGCTGTGGCCAAGACGTTTGGAGACGATTTCTAAGGAGGCGCCTCCCTCGAGGAGCATCGTGGCGTGGGTATGGCGAAGCGAGTGAAAAGAGCCGACCCCCAGTTCTCTTTTGCAGAATTGGCCGAAGTGGCGCAGGTCATCGGGACGCAGGATGGAGCCGTCTGGCCAAGAGCAGACGAGCTCACCGGCGGCGTAGTGTTTACCGTATCTAAGTTTATTGGAGGCCTGCCGGGCTTTTTCGGCTTTGAGAATTTTATAAAGTTTTTGGCCGAAAGGAATGGTGCGGATGGAATGCTTGCTTTTGGGGATGGGCTGAATTTCTCCGGCGCCGATGACGGTCGCGTGGATATAGATTTCCCGATTATCCATATCGATGTCTTTCCAGGTGAGGGCGAGGCATTCGCCGAGGCGCATGCCGGTATGGTAAGCAATGGATACCGGCATATAGAATTGATGGCCGGGTGGGAATTTTTCAAAGATTGCGGCGAGCTGGGCGGGGTTGAAGACAGCGGTTTCTTTGGGAGCCTGGTCGTGGTGAGGGACTTGGATGATGGCGGCGGGGTTGGTGCGAAGGTAGTTGTCCATATCTTTTGCCCACGCGAAGGCTTTTTTGAGAATAGAACAGAGGGAGATAAGGGTGCCGTGACTGTATTTTTCTTTCCGGGCATTTAGGAAATTCTGAAGAAGCCGGGAGGATACGCGGCGCAGTTTTATTTCGCCAAGGGCTGGGATGATGTGATTGGCAATCATGGCCCGGTAAACGCGGATGGTGTTGGGACGGAGGTTGATTTCGACGTATTCGGCCAGCCATTCGGTAAAATATTCGGCGACGGTCATGTTGGTCGGCTCGGAAAATTCACCGGTCTGGTCGATTTCGGCCATAGCGGCGCGATAGGCGCGTTCACATTCTTGCTTGGTTACGCCGCCGACGCGTTCGATGCGTTTGCGTTTGCCGGTTTCGTCTTTGATTTCGATGCGGTAATACCATTTTTTCCCCCGCTTGTGGCAGTACATAAATATAGCTCCTTTCTGTTCGGGAAAGTGAAGGCCTGCATGACACCCGTCAGCAGGCCCTTTTGATGTTTAGATTTAGATGGCTGGTGCTACAGATCGAGTCCAGCTCCTTTTTGTTACATAGGGACGATGGCTAACTTCTTGCCGAGGGGCGCGAGGAGTTTCATGACTGTGGCGATATTTGGGCTGGTTGTGCCGCGCTCGAGGCGAGCGATCACCGGCTGCGTGACGCCGCTCAGTTCTTCAAGTTTCTTTTGGGTGAGGCCGCGCTCTTGACGTGCTCGAATGAGTTCACTGATGAGGGCGACACGCAGGTCACTTTCAGCGATTTCTTCCGGAGTCATGAGGGATTCAATATAAGCGAGAGCGTCATCTTTGACTGGATGCTTTTTCTTGTCCATAGGTAACCTTCCTTTCTATAAGGTCAGCAAGTTCTTGTTTGGCTTTTTTGATTTCCCGCATAGGGGTTTTCTGCGTTTTTTTCATAAAGTGGTGGAGCAGAACAAAGCTGCCCTGATGCCAAGCAACGAAGAGGATGCGGTCTCGAAGGGGGCGCAATTCCCATATATCCCCGTCGAGGTGTTTGATGTATGGCTCTCCTGCTTGTGTGCCGTATTGGTTGAGAATTTTGAGGTAGGCGCGGATCTTACTGAGTTTTATGCGGCTGTCTTTGTCGGTGCGCGCGGCGAGTTCGTCAATATAATCAGCAACTGGCCGCCGACCGTGCCGATCATAATACATATAGATCGGGTGCATATCGTTCCTCCTCCCTATTATTATGCCTTAAAAGTTATAAAAAGACAAGTCCGCCCGATGGGGACGGCTTTTTTATTTGGATTAGCTGTTCATAGTTTATTTAGCAGTTTCCGCTCAAGCCAGAGTCTAACTTGTTTTTAGTGTCAAGGGTAAAGAAATAGTCAAGCTGATTGTCGATGGCATCTTTGTGATCGTCAGTAATCGCGCGGTATTTTTCAATGAGTGATTGTTCCTCAGAGGAAAGAAGTAGGGATGAATTTACTTGCCGTTCCATTGGCCTATCGTATCCCATTAGCCACAGTTCATTCACGTTCAAGGCAACAGCCATGAGATATATTCTATCTTGTTTTGGTTTTACAAGCCCGGACATATATTGACTAATGGAAGATTTTCCTATGCCGGTTTTTTCATGTAGCTCAGTTGGCTTCATTCCTCGAAGTTTTAAGGCTTTATTTAGCCTATTGGCAGTAGTTTCCATGGCAATCCTTTCTTACGTCAGAATAACTATATTTTACACTACATTGTAATAAAGTTCAAGACTTTGAATAAAAAAGTTAAAAAAGATGAATTTACCTATTGACCAAGAATTTTCTGCCGTGTTATAATGTTCAAGAAGTTGAATGCCAGGTTAGGGGGTGAGGAAATGCTATTTAATTATGCGAAGCTGAAAGGTCGTATCGTTGAGAAGTTTGAGACACAAAGTGAATTTGCAAAGGCTTTGGGCATGTCAGAGCATACCTTATCGGGGAAACTCAATAATAAGGGGTATTTCAGACAAGATCAGATCAATAAAGCAATATCACTTTTGGAGATCGAAAATGATCAGGCTACGATTTATTTTTTTACCCCAAAAGTCCTCGTTGTGTTTCTATGACATTGGCTAAAGAGATCACCGAAGTAGCCCATAGCGAAGGGAAGCGGACGGTAGGGGTCTTTGTCAATGCCCCTCTTG